CCGCTTACGTCCGGTCTGACCTCTTCGTTGACCCGTGGGTTGACGCAGGATCTTTTCAAAACGCCTCCCTCAACGACAGTAACTCCGCTTCTAGATGTAGACGGCATGGCTACAGCTGCGGCAGGGTATAGCGTTAGAAAACTAAGAGCGGCGTATACAGGAAAAGCCTTAAAAGTCAGGCGCGCTAGCGACAGTGACGAAGCAGACGTAGCGTTTGATACTGTAGGCCAGGTTTCTTCATCGTCTGTAATTACAGTTACTTCCGGTGATTACAGCGGCACCATGACTTTGGGCGACTTTTTATCTGGAACGACTGGCTCAGTTACTACGTGGTATGACCAGGTTGGGTCAAATAATGCCACACAAGGCGTTGGAACAAAGCAGCCGCAGTTAAAGACAGACGGGAGCGCAACAGTTGGGGATAAAGCAGAGCTGTATTTTGACAGTATTTCAGGTGATTTTCTTAGCTCAAATTACCAGCACGACAATACTGACGACACTAGAACTCAATTAGTTGTCACAGAAATAAATTCCTCTGCGCACAGCACGGATATTTATGGTCTTTTGGGCAATCGGTATTACTCCGCAAATGGAACGGAACTTTATTACCGAAACGGGGTCTACACCTGGGCGATTGGAGACGATGGCAGCACTGTTAGCGAGATTACAAAAGCCGCGCGAATTGGGCAAAAAGACATCGTTATCGTGTCTTATCAACCAAGCTTGTCAACAAACGAGCAAAAAATCAGGGTAAATCAAAGCCTTAGCCAGACAAATTGCACAGCTGATGTAAACACGTATGGGTATGGTCCGCTTCAAATTGGGCGCAGATGGCAGTATGCAAGCGACAGTGCCACTGAGAGATTTTTCTACGGTAATGTTCACGAAGTTGTTCTGTGGGCAACAGCCTTGTCAGATACTGACGCTGCCGCTGCTGAAACCAACACAATGTCTGAATTTAGCATAGCCTCTTTGTAAAATGGTAAGATTTATTAAATACCGCGCTAAAGGAACTGCTGAAAAACGAAGCAAAGAATTGTGGAGCAAAGCGATTGGAAAACCTGTAGCGCGCACGTCTACCACAAAATATCTGTATGATTTTGCGGTATCTAAGAAAATAGCGGGCGGATCTTACTTGTTTATTCACGATGATGGCGCGCTTTTAAACGCCAGCGAAAGGAAAAACCTGGAAGAAAAAGAGTGGAGCGCAGAGGATTTTGCCGCATGGCTCGACAAATACGTTACTTTACCGTCTTAATTTATGGCATTTACTGGCACAGCTAAAAGTCTTTACGACTCCCTGGAAGGGAAGCGGCACCAATACTTGGATAGAGCAAGAGCATGTTCCAGGCTTACGCTTCCTTATGTGATGCCTGACGCTGGGTTTGGCCCTTCAAGCCGACTTGATACGCCTTTTCAGGGCGTTGGTGCGCGCGGAGCAAACAATCTCGCATCTAAATTACTATTGGCGCTTTTGCCGCCCAACGCTCCTTTTTTCAGGCTTAACATTGATACTTACAATCTGCTGCAAGAAGGAGTTCCTGAAGAGTTTATTTCTGAAGTTGAAGGCACGCTACAGCAAGTAGAAGAGACGGTAATGGATGAAATTAGCCGCGAGACGTATCGCACGGCAATTCATTCAGCATTAAAGCATCTGATTATTACAGGAAACGCGTTGCTTTATCTTCCTGACGACGGGGGAATCAGAGTGTTTCATTTAGATCGTTTTGTCATTGAGAGGGACGCGATGGGTCATTTTACTTACATCGCGACTAAAGAAACTTTGTCGTTTGCGACTTTAGACGAAACGATGAAACAAGCGCTTTTTGAAAGCGGCTACAAAGAAAACGACGAAATCAATCTGTATACAGCAGTATGCCGCGAAGGGAAAAAGGTTCGCATTTTCCAGGACATTAACGGTGCGGCGTTGCCTGAGTCAGACGGAACATATCCTTTGGACAAAAATCCGTTTATTCCGCTGCGCTTTAGCCGGGTAGACGGGGAAAGCTACGGGAGAGGATACGTTGAAGAATACCTGGGGGACTTGCAGAGCTTGGAAGCGCTGACTCGCGCTATTGTCGAAGGATCAGCAGCTAGCGCCAAAGTATTGTTCCTGGTCAATCCAAACGGAACTACCAGGGGACGGACGCTGGCTGAAAGCCCCAATGGGGCAATTGTCCAAGGCAATGCGCAGGACGTTAGCGTGTTGCAAGTGCAGAAGCACACTGATTTGCGGGTAGCGCAAGAAACCGCACTAGCGATTAAAGACCGTTTAGGTGCGGCGTTTTTGCTGACAAGTGGTGTGGTTCGTAATGCTGAAAGAGTTACAGCTGAAGAAATACGGATGCTTAGCCAAGAGCTAGAATCAGCGCTAGGTGGGCTTTATTCGCTGCTCAGCACTGAAATGCAGCTTCCCGTCGTTACGCGTCTTATGGACGTAATGAAAAAGAAGAAAAAGCTGCCAACACTTCCAAAAGATGTAGTAAAACCTGTAATTGTTACAGGGGTAGAGGCGCTTGGAAGGGGCAATGATTTGCAAAAACTGGATTTGTTTCTAGCAGGCGCCGCCCAGGTTGTGGGGCCGGAAGCCGTCGCTCAGTATGTGAATGTGGGCGAATACTTTAAAAGACGGGCTGCAAGTCTTGGAATTAAGACAAACGGACTTGTAAAAAGCCAGGAAGAGATGCAGGCTGAAGCTCAGCAGATGCAGCAAGCAGCGCTTATGGAGAAAGCCGCGCCCCAGGGAGTTAAAGCGCTTTCTGACCAAATGTTAATGGCGCAGCAGCAGCAGCCTGTTGAAGAACAACCACAAGAATAAAAATGGCAGACGGACACCGAATACAAATAAATGAGCCTACTGAAGCTGAAACAGTATCGCTAGAGCAGCGCCACGCTGAATTAGTAGAGCAAGGCGTAATAAGTGCTGATGACGGAGAAAACGAGAGTTCGCAAGAAAACACACAGGAAGAAAGTCCAGAGTGGCTTCCTGATAAATTTAAGAGTCCAGAAGAACTGGCAATTGCATATAAAGAGCTTGAAAAGCGTCAATCTAGCGGAAAATCAGCAGAGGGCGCGGAAGAAAGCGAAGGTGAGCCTAGCGAAATAACCGCTGTTTTTGAGACAGCTACAGCGGAATACAATGAAAAAGGGCAGCTTTCTGAGCAAACTTTTGCAGCTCTTGCTGAACAAGGAATCTCCAAGGACGTTGTTGATTCTTACATTGCAGGGCAACAAGCAATTTCTGCGCAGCAAACCGCGCAAATTTACGACGCTGTTGGAGGCGAGTCTACTTACAGCGAAGTCATCGAGTGGGCTTCCGATAATTTAGCCGACTCCGAAATTGACGCATATAACGCAATTTTGCAGACGGGCACAATGGAGCAAGCTGCAGTAGCCGCAAAAGGACTGCACGCACAATATCAAGCCTCCCAGGGCACGGCGCCGACGCTACGCCAAGGGGCGACATCTGGAGAAGGAATTATGCCGTTTAATTCTGTTGCTCAAGTTTCTGAAGCAATGCGCGATAAGCGATACCAGAATGACCCGGCGTATAGACAAACAGTTGAAAAGCGTTTGGCAATTTCAGACGTTCTATAAGCCATGAATTACATTATCGAAAATTCAGATAAAATTATTGGCATTCTAACTGCCGTTGTTGCTGTTGCGTCTGCAATTGCGGCTTTGACGCCAACGCCTGCGGACGACACCTGGGCGCGCAAAGCCTACCGGGTTGTCGATTGGTTGGCACTTAACGTGGGGCGGGCAAAAGATGATTAGCACTATCGTTAAATTGCTTCTTGCGTTCCCCCGGTTGGGAGCGCTATTTTTCAAAGTTCACAAAGAATATGAAAAGAAGCTATCTACTGACCGCTATATTGAGCATCGCAATCGTATTAACGACTGGATGCGCGAGCCTTCGTCCGACAAGGATACCGGAGTTTCTCCACGAATTGCAACGCCACGATTTTTCCGCGAGTGAGCGGGAGACAATTGCCGAAATACTTCACTACGTTAATTCTTTAGAAAATGAATGAATGGTAATTCTATAGGAATTTGCGTAGGACATTCGCGCGACGGGGACCAGGGGGCGTCTAGTTTAGGTAATATTACTGAGTGGTATTACAACTGGAGCGTGGCGCGTCATTTTGCAGATGCCCTGGAGGTCTTTGGGCTGGAAGCGGTTGTGTTCAACAAATACGAGGGAAAATCGTATAACACAGCAATTAAGTGGCTCGCTAGAGAGCTTAAAGAGCGTGAAATTGATTTAGCTGTTGAGCTTCATTTTAATGCGGCAACTCCAGCAGCGCACGGATCTGAAGTTCTTTATTGGCACAGTTCTTCTAAAGGGAAGCAATTAGCGAACTGCATGCAGCAGGCTATTCTTGAGTCTTTTCCAGACACGCGCGACAGAGGCATTAAAGGGAAAGAAAAAGGGGCACGGGGCAGCTTTTTTTTGCGCATGACGCACTGTCCTGCCGTCCTGGTGGAACCATTTTTTGGCAGCAATGCTGAAGATTGGAACACGTTTAAAAACGCACAACAGCAGCTAGGTTACGCATATGCGAACGCTGTAAACAATTTTTTGTCTGATAAGACGTGAGCGGAAAAATCACCTGGCCCATTGCGATGGATAACCAGACGTGAAGAACGCTAACTAGACGCAGACAAAAGAACCACTCAGGCGCTAAGCCTGATTCAATTCAATTCAATTCACTACCTGATTAAATATCATGTCTGCAAATATGTCATTTGCTGGTAAGGCTAATGCTACCGGGGCACGCGCTGCGTTGAACCCCGCTAACATTGCTGCTGAATCAGCACTATTCCTCAAGGTGTTTAGTGGTGAGATCCTGACGGCGTTCGCTGAAGCAAACGTCACTAGGGGGCTTGTTACTACTCGCTCTATTCAAAGTGGAAAATCGGCTCAATTTCCCGTCACGGGCAAAGCGACCGCAAAATTCCACAAGGCTGGAGACAGTCTCATTATTAACCCTGCAGTCGGTGGAGCTACTGCCGCTGGATCGTTGTCGCAGATCGGTCACCAGGAGAAGGTCATCAACATTGATAACATGTTGGTATCTTCCACGATGATCGCTCAGATCGAAGAACTCAAGAATCACTACGACCTCCGTAGCATTTACGCTACTGAGTTGGGAAGGGCGCTTGCTGTTCGTTCTGACATTCAGGCGCTGAAGACGATGATTGCTGCTGGTCTTACGACTACGGCAAACATTACTACACCGTCGTCCGGCACTGGCACTATTGTAGTGAACACTACAACCAACACTGCTACTGGGTTGGTAGCCGCGCTGTTTGATTGCGCTGAAGCTTTGGACGGCAAAGATGTTCCGTCTGAAGATCGCTTTGCAATTCTGACTCCTGGACAGTATTACACGCTGTTGACTGCGGATAACGTGGCGATTAACAAAGATTTCTCTAACGGAAATAATGCAGATCCTGCTAAGGGGCGCATTCTTGAAGTTGCTGGAATCAGGCTCTATAAGAGCAATCACCTCGCTCCTTTGTTTGTTAATGTAGGCGACCAGCCTGAAGCTGACGACGCTAAAGGAGCTAACGAACCGTTCGCGCTTACCGGCGTCAACAACGACGACGCTGCTTACAATGCTGATCTTGCCACAATGGTAGCCAGCGGAAGACACGGCTTTGTCGCTGGACACCCAAGCATGGCAGGATGCGTTAAGCTGCTTGATCTTGCTACTGAAAGTGAATACCTCACTGAGTATCAGGGCACGCTGTTTGTCGCTAAGCTGGCAACTGGTTTCGGCGTTCTTCGCCCAGAAGCTTCTGTTGTCGTTAAGCCTGCTTAATAACACTTAACACCCAGGGCGGGCCTGCTCTTTGCTTAATTGCGAGGAGCAGGCTCGCTTTTTTTTACTCATGCCAACGCTCACTACTAAATTAGAAGCTGTAAATTCAATGCTAGGACATATCGGAGAAAGTCCGGTAAACAGCATTAGCTCTACCGCATCTCTTCCCGTGTCCGCAATCACCGCAGTATCCGTCTTAGACGAGACAAGCAAAGAAGTGCAAAGCGAGGGTTGGCAGTTTAACACGGAAGTCAAAGTCACTCTAGAACGCAACGACGACGACACAATCACGCTTGCGGCGGATACAGACATCATTGACATTGACGCGTGGGACGAAACTAAGGACGTAGTGTTGCGCGGAACTTCTCTTTTTGACCGCAAAGACAACAAGTCTACGTTTACGTCTGATCTTGAGGTTAATTTGACGCGTCTTTTTGCTTTTGAATCTCTGCCTGAACACGCACGACGCTACATTACTTTGAAAGCTTCTCGCGTTTTCCAGGGGCGCATGGTTGGCTCTAGAGAGCTTGAAGCGCTTATTGCGCGGGACGAATACACCGCAAGAGCGCGCTTGGAAGAAAGCGACGGGCTAAATTCTGACAGGACTATTTTCGATAACTTTGACGCGTCTTCCCGCATTGGGATAAACAGGAATTACCGTTTAGTTTAACATGCCGTTAATCAACACATCGCTACCAAACCTGATTCAAGGAGTCAGTCAGCAGCCCGATGCAATTCGTTACGACGGGCAATGCAAGGAGCAGGTAAACGCTTTAAGCAGCGTTGTTGATGGACTTACAAAACGCCCCAATACCAGGCACATCGCTCGTTTACTCACAGCGGATTCTGATTCTTACACGGCTACGGGCGCCCTCCCCAGCGACACTTTTGTTCATTTCATTGATCGCGACGACAAAGAAAAATACACAGTCATCCACGACGGCACAAAACTTAGGGCTTACAATCTTTTTGATGGCACTCAAGCCACTATCAAAGTTGGTGACACGGTTTATTCGGACGGATTCACCGTTCCTGGGGATCATTATGTGGCTGCAAACAACCCAGCCGCTTCATTAAAAGCGCTTACAGTTGCAGATAGCACTTTTATTCTAAACAAAAATGTTCCTGTAGCGCCTGGGCAAACTAAATCCGCTGAAGTAGACAAAAAGG